CATCTCCTTTTTGCTTGTCTTCAAAAAAAGATGTTTGGTTTACCGAAAAACGTAAAGCATGTGTGTTTTTTGTAATTGGATTAAGATAGGTTAAAGCGCTGTTTGGTTTACTTCTATTTCTAATACCTCTTGATAAAGGTTTGAAATTGTTGCATAAAACATACATTCTGTCTTTTACTTCAAAATCTTCAAGCCCTGGAATCTCGTCAAAGTTTTCTTCCTTAGCAGATAACGACTTATAAGTTTCTTTTGGGATTTCTTGTTTTTGAACAGGCGCTTGCATACTTGGCAAATTTGCCATTGCTTTTGCTATTTCCTTGGCGACTAAATCACTTACTTGAGATAAAGGAATAGTAGGTTCTTTTTCTTCAGATTCTTTTACAAGTTCTTCTGTAACTTCAATTTGACTTACGTCTTGTGCTGCTAATTTTTCAGATTCTTGCTGTAATTTTAAGGCTCTGCCTTCAGCAGACAAATGATGCGGTTTTTTTTCTTCTGTTTTCATTTTGATTTAATTTAAAATTTATTTTAAAAAAAAGGCTTGCTGTTACACAAGCCTTTTCTACTTTATTTATTTGTGTTTATCCAACACATCTCAAAAGATTGTTACGTCCAGTTACAACCAACGCTCTTTCCGTCAAGAATTCAGTTTCTTTAACGTCAGCTTTATTAGTTCCTGTAGCCCAATCTCTCATGGTCATTTCGTACTTACGATTTACAACAGAAGACGCTCTGTATTTAACGTGAAGCATTGGCACGGTAGCAGATTTTCCTTCCATTACATCGTAAATCTTTTTAGAAGCAGAAGGAACGAATAATGCGTGAGTTTTAGTTGCTCCAACAGCAGAACCTTCAGTTGTAGGATTATCTAAAAATCTCCAGTTACATTTGTAGAAACTGTAGTTTCCGTAATTGAAATCTTTAAATCCTAATTTAATACCTTGCTCTTTGTTGTCAAAAGCACCCCAAGCAGAAGCAGTAACGTTTTCAGCCTTAATCATACGATCAATCAAACGATTTTGAGCAGAAGTAGCGTAGATGTAATTTTCAGAAATCATACCTTGAGCGTTAAATCTGTCAATGATTGAATCGAAATCATCTAAATCAACTGCTGGTCCTTCAAAGATATTACCTTCGTCAGCGCAAGAAAACAAACCTTGAGTACCTTCAACTCCAGAAGCTAATAAATCTCCGTCCCAATTTTCTCCCAAAATAAGACCGTTTTCAATAGCATTGCTAAAACGTTTTTTGGTATCTCCTAGATTTTTAAAGTACCATAAGTACCCTTCTCCAGTATCAACCCAAGTACGCAACGCTAAGTTAGAACGAGTTTCTTTTAAATACTCTCTAATGATTATCGGTTTTTGAGTGAATTGTTCAACTCGGCTGTTTAGACCACCTCCTAAAAACTCGGCGCCTTTAGCATATTCATTAGAATAAGCATAAACAGTAAGAGCAGTAGTACCTACGTCTGTCCAAGTTCCTGTACCACATAAAGCGGTAAATCCGTTGGTCGTAACAGCAGTAATTTGACCTTTCTTAACTACAGAACCATCTGCATTTCTAACAGAAATAGTTTCGTTAAGTCTGAAAGTGTGAGCGTTAGATGTAAACACATCGGCAGCGCGAGTAACGCCTTCAGCCAATTGAGTAAGACGACCTTCTTCGTTCCATTTAATTAAATCCGCTTGAAACGGACTTTCCTTACCTAATTCGGCAAGCATACCAGTAATCATTTGCGAGCCAAATCTATCTATGATTTGAGCTTCCAACTCAGGAATATACTGAGTTAATAAATTGTACTCACTATCGCTAATGTAATTAGTCGGAGTGGCAACTTTTGTAGGCGAAGGAGTTAATACAACTCCAGGGACGTTTAATAATGGCATTTTTTCTTAATTTTTTAAGTTGTTTTTTTTATTTTTTACTCTGATTAAAACAACAACACGAAAACTTTTATTCTTCTTCGACTTTCCATTGCTTGATTTGACTTCCTGTTTGAATGTTTTTAACCCCATCAACTGTGATGTTTTTGGATTCTTTATCTTCAATTTCAAGTTGCTTTGACATTCCGATTTTAATAAAATGCTCGGCAACTTTTTCAGGATTCATGGCAAAATGCAATGCTTTGTAATATCCTGGAGCGTCTTTCAACTTACCAGATTCGTCGAAGAATTTTTTGTCAAAATTGCTTAAATCAGAAAGCGTGTTTCTCGTTTCTTGTACATTTTCAGGCTTAATACTAAATTCTTCTTCTCCTACTTTAACTTTGAAACCTTCAAAATTGGCAGAAAAAACTTGATCAGTTTTTGCTTGAAAATCTTTAGTCGTCTGTTCGAAAGCAACTTTGTTTTCTTCTTGTTGTTTATGAAATTATCAGCAAATTCTTTTGCTTTTACAAAATCTTCTGGTATTAATTCGTTAAGACCCTTAACAGATTTATACTTTTCTTTTTGACCTTCTAAAAGCGCAAGGCCTTTTTGATAATCTCTTTCTATATTGATTTCCTTATCTGTGATTTCATCATCGTCAGCAAATTCGGAAATAACATATTCTTTATCATACAATCTTTCAATTTGCTTATCATTTAGAGTTGGATTGTCCAATCTTAGATTTTGCAACAGAATGTTTTCTTTTGGCTCAGCGGACCAGTCTTTTTGAGTTTCCAAAAAGTCATTATAGCTTCTACCCGTTTCTTTTCTGTACTCTAAATACTTTTCAGTTTCAGGATCTAATTTAGCAGAATCTTTAGGTTTTAAATCTTCCAAAGATTGCGCCTCAAACCCTTTTTCTTTTAAGTATTTAATTACCGATTCATCATCAATATTGCTAGAAGTTTTTTCAGCAATTACTTCTTTTTCTTCAACAGCCTTGTCAATTTCTTGAATTTTTGGTTGTTCTAAAAAAGAAGGGTGAAATTCAGGAGAATCATCTACTACAGTCCATTGCTTTGTAGCTTCTACTGCCGGTTGATCTGCAATTGCTTCCACAACTTGAGTAGGTTCTGTTTTTTCTATTTCTTCCGACATTGTAATTTGAATTTAGATTAAAATATAATTGCAAATATAAATATTTTCTATTTAAAAACATTTTTTAATATTATTTTTCTATTGTAAGGTCGCTAATCATGATTCCGACAAAATCATCTTCAAATTTCTTTTCGTCAAAATTTTGATTTGTCAAAAATGGATATTCTTTTTTTAGCTCTTTTACAGAAAAATAAACATTTGCTCCTTCTAATTTAAAAGGAATTTTTGCTTGAACCAACTCTATTCTTGTTGGAATTACTTTTATTTCATCTTTTATTTTTTTCTTTGCTTTTGACATAATTATTGTTTTTATAGTTCGTCGTTTAATTGAAAAACATCATCGTTTATTTCTTCGTTTTCAAAATCAATAGGTTCTTTTTCCTTGGCTCTTTGCTCAATCATTTTACTTTGTTGAGAGGCTTGTTTTGTAATTCTTTCGTCTTTTTTATCTTCGATAAATTTAATTTTATCGCCTTGAATTCCTGCCTCTAATTGAGCAATTTGAAAGTCTCCAAGGAATTTAGCTTCGATTGTCTGTCTAGCTTCGTTTCCTTTAGCTTGTTCTTTAGCGATTAATCCTTGATTAACCATTTGTTGTTTTTGCATTTCAATCTGTCCGATAGCTTGTGCTGTTTGCAAACGAGCGCCTTCTGCTGCTTGTGCTGATTGAGTATTTGCTTGAGCTTGCGCTTGAATTTCTTCCATTTTTCTTTTCTGCATCTCTTTCATTCTCTTTTCTCTCAAAATAGAAGCGTAGTTTACAGCGTACTTAAAATTAGGAATAGATAATATTTTGTATTTATCTGCAAAACTTAAAGTTCCGTTAGTAATTTCATTAGACAAATCTGCTTCTAATTTAGCTTTTTCTTCTGCGTCTAAATACAAATCAATAAATATTCCAAACTCAAACAAATGCAATTGCTTTATTTCTTCTAAATCCATTACGGCGGTTGCGCCAATTTTTCTTGCAAAATCTTCTTTTAAGTCTGAGTATTTTAATAAATCGCCTATTCTATAACTTACGGCCTCGGCAGTTAATTTGGTAATGTATTTTGCTGAATCTAAAATGTGTCGAGTTGCTACATTGCTATTTAACGCAGCTAATTTTTGAATACCTACCAAGGAGTCTTTATCAGGATTTGATGCATCAGAAGCTCTGTTTAGTCCAATAACATCTCGCATTAACTCTAAATAACCTGCTCTTTCTACTCTTAATGCTTGAAGTTTATTTAGCGAATCTCCAGTTCTTAATTCTTGTATTGGCTTACTGTACATTGGATCGCCATTTGCCCCAAAACTTCTTGCGAAAATACTACCTGTCTGCCAAAACATATCTACAACATTTTGAACGGTAAGAACATTTCCGCCTCCAAAATCTAATTCAGCAATTGCATCTGGATCAATAATAAAACCATCAGGCTGTATTTTTTGAATAATTTGTTCGGCTTTTAACTCTAAAACATTCAGCTTATCCTCAACCGGAATCATTCTAGCAACAAGTGAATCAATATATCCTCTTTCTTTATTTGGTGCTTTTCCGATGTATTGGTCAATTACCTTTTGCTTATTTGATTTTGGTCGTGACATATTTTCAGACACTTCCCATTTAAGCAAAATATCAGTACCTAAAACTAATGCTCCTTCAAAAAGTATTTCTTCGGCAACAGTTGTGGTTTTATATTTTCTAAAATCTTTTTTCTTGTTTTTGCCTTCTGTAAATTCGCTGATTTCTTTAGCGCCAGAATCTAAATCAATTATTTTTTTTACTCTGTCTCTTGTAGTTTTGTAAGTAAAATAAAGTACGTTAGTCGTGCCTTTTATCCTTTGGTCTTGTGATATTCTATGGTAATCCCACCATTGAACTGCCGAACTTGCTAATTGCTCTTTCTTTTCTTCGTTCTTTGGGTCGTTTAACCATTGAAATTCTATTAAAATTTCACTAATTGGAACAACCTTAAATTCTCCATGGTAAAAACAATCTCTAAAAAAAGGATCGTCTGTGTATGATTGTATTTTGTTTTCAGGATTAACGTATTCTAAAAGAATACCTCTATCTGGGCAGAACTTATTTTTAACCCATGCAACTCCGCATACTGTTAAATCGTTTTTTACCTGCCTGTCAATTGTATCTTCAAATCTGTTTTCTTTGAATATTTGATCGATAGCTAATTCTTCCGAAATTTCTATTGACTGCTTGTACTCTAGCTGCATGTGTAAGTCTAATTCTAATTTAGACTCTGGAATTTGGTCAATTGGCAAATTACCAACATCTACTCCTAGCTTTTCTTGAGCAGCAACAATAAAATCTTTTGCGTATTGGTCATCTTCTATTTTTTTTCTGTAAGCAATTCTATTACTTGTGGAAGCAGGATCAATAGCAGTTGCTCTAACAGAATATCCTCTGTCACACATTCCATTTACAACAACGTCTACTAGTTTAGGAATTATAGAAATTGGCTTTGAAGATAAATTTAAAAATGACTTATCTCCTTCAGATTCAAATTGTTTCATGTATTGCTTCATGTCTTGAAGACCTTTAGCATACATTCTTCTTTCAATTAGTTGGTTTCGTTGTGTATAAAATTTGCTGATTTGCTGATTTGCAATATTGTAGCCAAAAAACCATTCGTTTTGAATAGCGAGTGCTAATTGATAGCCCCAAGACTGTTTCTTTTTGTTTTCAAACGAGTCCAATTGACTTGGAAAAGCTATTGTTGAAGATAAGGTCAAGCCTTTTTTATCGTTATCCATTATATATCAATGTATTTTATGAACAAAGATAATAATTTTATATAGCAATTTGCATTTCAATAATAATTTTCTATTTTGTATTAATTTTTATATTAAAATGTACGGATTTTAAAATCTAAAGTTTTTCTTTCTGATTGCTGAGGTTTGTAACTTTTGCGATTGACACCTACCAATGCGTAACCCGAAGCAATTGAAATATCGTAATCTGTACGTTTTCCTACATTAAATTTTGACCAATCTCGCAATGTCCGGTTAAAAGGCATTGAACCTATTTCATTTTCTTCTCTTACCGAAACTAAATCATCGCCTTGCTCGTAATATCCAACGTATTTATTTACATACGCTTCGATTGCGGTCCAATGTATATTTATTACATCAGCGCTGTTTGACGGGATTCCACCAAGTAATTTTTCGGTTGGCGAAAGTCTGTTTGTTTCTTTATCAAATCGACTAAGAGAAAAGCCCCTATATCCACGATTCTTAAAGTGATATAACATTCTCGCTTTGTTGCTTTCTATAAGAATAGGCATGCCGTAGAAAACGCAAGCCATAAGTGCATCTTCAAAGAATATTTCGGCAGATTGCGGCCTAGCAATATACTCTAAAAAAAAGAAATTACTTGGAACGTTTTTCATTGAAAAGCTAGTAACCCCGCTAATTGCGCCTTTAGATCCTGAGTCAAATTCAGAACCGTTTTCAGTATTTTCTAATTTAGCACCTGCCGTAGCATCAATATCATAAGTATCGGCTCCAAGACAGCCTAAATCTTCGTTTAACGGGTGTTTACTTCTGCCGCCGAATATATTGTTTTTTTCAATTAAACGGTTTTGAAGTTCTTTTGGTGGTAGCCAAGCAATTAAAAATCTTCCTTTGTTATTTGGTCTCCAAACGACAGACGTGTCTTTAACACCGCCTTCCCATTCAAAATTACCACGTACTAATGTGTTTTCTATTTCTATATTGTTGTTGTGAGCAATTTGGTCATTAAGTTTATCTAAATCAAACAAACTGCCTTTGCTTTCATCTCTAAACGCATCATCAACTGTAACAGGGTCTAATCGTCTTACGTTATTGTGGTGCTTGCCTCCCATTTGTTTTGCTGAACGAAATTCGTTTTCAAGATATTGTAATGAGCCAATTGTCATTTTTATTCCTTGGGCATTATAAAAATGCTCTCCTGCATCTACAGTAATATGACAAACTCCATATTTATCTGTGTAGTCTTCATAATTTTTATGAGCAGGAAGAAAAAAAGAATACAATCCCGTAGTAGTTCTGCCATTGGAATTTCTTTTTAAAACATTAGACCCATAATATAAATTCTTAAACTCTTTGCCTCCTTTCTCCACGGCGCCAACCGTTGATCCGATAAATGCCGTTCCTACAACTCTACCTCCAGTAATCATCGTAGGTTTTATATTTGCCCAATGGTCTTCATAATTATTTGGTCTCTCCCATTTTCCAGCCTCGTCACCAAGATACATGAATAGTTTTTTAGAGTCATACGATAGCGTAGTAGTGTTTAGCCAATCTACTTTTGTGTTTAAATAATCATCGGTTGAAGTATCTTTTTTCTTTTTAGCAACTTTTGAGGAATCTGAAACCTTACCGAATTCCATTTTATTTCTATCGTCAATTTTTCCTTTTACTACCGGAATAAAAAAGAAAGGTTGATTTTGTAATCCGTAAGAATATTTTAAAAACGCCTCAGAAGCATCTGAACCTGTTTTTGAAGTAATTCCAAATAAAGCATTTTTAGTAGAAGTGGAAAAATCTTCAAAATGGTCAAGAATTACCTCGGTAAATCCTGTTCTACGTCCTTTTAAGAATAATATACCAACTGCTCTTGGGTCAATAATTACTGCAAGGCAAAAATAATATATGTCTCTTTGTGCTAAACGAAATTCTTTAAAGCCACCAGTATCAAGCATACGGTTCCATTGTAATCCCATATAATGAGTAGGAGTAAGCCATTCTGCTTTGCCGTTATTCATAAACCATACGCCTTCTCTACGTCTACGAAATTCTTCTAATATGTATGTAGACCAGGCGTCTTCCGTTTCTGGCATCAATCCTTTAGGCGGTTCAATTCTTCGCCAATATTGTTCTTCCTTCGGCAAATCACTAAATAAAATGTCTTTTTTATTTTTTGGAACAACAGGTAATGCTAATCGTAAATTGTCTAAAACTATAATTTCTCCTACAGTTCCTTTTGGGTCAAGAATAATACAATCATTTTTTTCGTCATACCATTGTTTGTAATAATCTTTTTTTGGATAAAATTCTTGATTGGCAAATCGCTCTGGATAACCTATTTTAAATTCGCGCTGTTTTAAGTCTATAGAATTAGATTGCAATTGCATTTTTAATTGAATCAATCCCGAATCAAGCTCTGTAATAGCTTTGTAAATAATTTGTTTTGCTTTAATACTTACCCCGATTTTTTCTACATCA